CGTTATGTAAGAAAGCAAAAAAAGAATGAGCAAAAAAGATTAAATGCTCTTAATCCTCTGAAAAATGATCCAATGGATTATGATTTTCCAGAATTAGAAGAGTTTTACATTTATAATCCCAAAGCAAATGCTGGTGCTGGAAGCATGGGAGGTCCTGGTGCAGGAATTAAGATGGCAAAAGATTCTGTCACTTATTGCACTTCTGGTCTTGTAGATAGGAATAAAGGACAGACTCTTTCATATCTTCATAAAGCAATTAAATCACTCAATCAACTTCGTATGATTGAGGACTCTCTTGTCATCTATAGACTTTCAAGAGCACCAGAACGTAGAATTTTCTACATTGATGTTGGTAATCTGCCGAAGCAAAAAGCAGAACAATATTTGCGTGATGTTATGATGCGTTATCGCAACAAACTTGTATATGATGCAAATACTGGAGAGATTCGTGATGACAAAAAATACATGTCGATGCTTGAGGACTTCTGGCTTCCCAGGCGTGAGGGTGGAAGAGGAACCGAAATCACCACTCTCCCTGGCGGACAAAACTTGGGTGAAATCACTGATATTGAGTATTTTAAAAAGAAACTCTACCGTTCGCTTAACGTCCCACCATCACGAATGGATGGAGAAGGTGGGTTTAACTTGGGGAGATCTTCTGAGATCTTAAGAGATGAACTCAAATTTACTAAGTTTGTTGGTCGTTTAAGAAAGAGATTCTCTAACATGTTTAATGACATGTTGAAGACCCAATTACTCCTGAAGAATGTAATTACTCCTGAAGATTGGGAGTCAATGAGTGAGCATATTCAGTATGACTTCCTCTATGATAACCACTTCTCTGAACTGAAAGAAGCAGAATTAATGAACGAGAGACTTGCTCTTGTTGCAACTGCAGAACCATATGTTGGCAAATATTATTCGCAAGACTATGTTCGTCGTCATATTCTACGTCAAACTGATATAGAAATTCTTGAGCAAGACAAACTAATTGAAAAAGAAATCAAAGATGGTGTAATTCTAGATCCTAGCATTCCAGTTGATCCACAAACGGGACAACCTTTAGATGCAGCAAGTATGGATTTAGGAAAACCTCAAATGGAACCTGAGATTGATGCGTCTGCTGCAGAACCTATAGAAATGCCTAAAGGTGGTGAGATATAAATATACCTAGTCGTTTAATATACAATTAAAAATGGATGACCTTTTAGATATGATTATTGCGGATGAGTCACCATCTCAAATTAGTGATGCTATTAAAGATGTTCTTTATGCAAAATCTGCAGAAAGAGTAGATGCATTTCGACCTTTAGTAGCAAATTCTCTTCTTACTGGAGAGGATCAAATTGAAGTTGATGATGAAGCACCAGAATCCACAGATGGTGTCTAATTTATAAATAACTACTATAAATGAACTCTAAAGAATAATGGGACATAAACCAGTAGGGGTAAATTCCTCTTTTGCTATTGCTAATGCAGCTAACAGAAGAGGTGTTAATAAAACACTTCAACAATCAGACTCTTTAAGAGTTGTAGCAAAAGGTGCAGGTTGTCACGTTGCCATTGGAACTCTTCCAACTGCAGCAGCAACAAATTATTATGTTCATTCCGGAGAATCAGAAGTTATTTCTTTGGGATCAGTTAAATCTAATAGGGTTACTGGTATAACTACGGGAGCCACAACAACTATTGATTTTGCTGAAGGAACAGGATCTCCTTTTGAAGTAGGAGATGCAGTTTCATTAACAGTAACTGAACAATCTGATTATGATTTCACTCATAAAATTGTTTCCTCTATAAACACTTCTGGTGGTTCTTCTGGTTTCTTCAGCACAAGAATAATTGTTGATCATGATTCTTCTGCAGGAAATCCAGCAGCATTATTGGCAACTTCACAAGCAACATTGAGAGGATCTTTTATGGTTGCTGCATTTGGTGATGGAACTGGAACACTTCATTATCAACAAGTACAATCAAGCGGAGGAGCATCCTAATGAAACTGATTAGAGAGGAAATTGAATCAGTAAAATTTCTTGTAGAGACCACTAAGTCTGGCAAAAAATCACTGTATATTGAGGGAGTTTTTCTTCAAGGTAACATCAAGAACCGTAATGGTCGTATGTATCCTATGGAGACTCTTCGTAAGGAAGTTTCTCGTTATAACGAGTCAAATGTTAATTCTGGTAGAGCATTAGGAGAACTTGGACACCCAGATGGTCCTACTGTTAACCTCGACAGAGTTTCTCATAAAATTGTATCACTTAGAGAAAGTGGTTCAAATTTCATTGGTAAAGCAAAGATTTTGAATACCCCAATGGGTAAGATTGCTTCTGCTTTAGTAGAAGATGGAGTAAAACTTGGTGTTTCCTCCAGAGGTATTGGTTCATTAAAGCAGACCCGTGAGGGTGTTAACATTGTCGGTGACGATTTTATGTTGGCAACTGCTGCTGACATTGTTGCTGATCCATCTGCCCCAGATGCTTTTGTTGAAGGGATTATGGAAGGAAAAGAGTGGGTTTGGGACGGTGGACTTCTTCGTGAGAAGTATGCAGAACAGACTAAAAATACTATTAACAATTTAGTATATCAGAAAAAATTAGAAGAACATAAGATAGAGTTATGGAATAACTTCTTATCTAATCTTTAGTTTTATAAATAAATATAGTTTTAATACGGAAAAACACGGAGAGTTCTAATGTCTAGTGGCAAGAATTTACAAGAAATGGAAGTAAAGACACAGCAATCCCGCACCGCTGTTAATGCTGGAGCATCAGCTGCTGATCCTATGCCCAAACTTACTACTGGTGGCACACCTGCCTCCTATGAAGATTTGGGTGGTCCTACACCAGAAAATTATAAGGTGGATGACGATTCAGCAAAGTTGAAAACTCCAGGTGGCAGCCTTAAGCAAGTTAAGGATGTTGTAACCAAAGGTGCAAAATCTGCTGATGCCATGAAGGGCATGAAGGAAGAGGAAGAAGTTTCCTCTGAAGAAACCATCGAAGAAGAAGAAGTAACTACTGATGAAGTTGTTTCTGAAGAAGAAGTAACTACTGATGAGGTTGTTGCTGAGTATGATGTTCAAGAAGACATCAATGCTTTGATCGCTGGCGAAGAACTTTCCGAAGAATTCCAAGAAAAAGCACGTACAATCTTTGAAGCAGCAATCAATGCTAAAGTTGCTCAAATTAAAGAGGAACTAGAAGCACAGAATGCAGAGAAATTTGCAGAAGAAGTTGCTGCTGCTAAAGAATCACTTGCAGAAAGAGTTGATTCTTATCTTGAGTATGTTTCTGATGAGTGGTTCGAAGAGAATGCACTATCAGTTGAATCTGGTCTTAAGACCGAAATGACCGAATCATTCCTTGCTGGAATGAAGGGTCTTTTTGAAGAACATTATGTAACTATCCCTGAAGACAAATATGATGTGCTGGAAAGCATGGTAGAAAAACTTGATGATATGGAGACAAAACTCAACGAGCAAATTGAGAAGAACATTACACTGAATGGCCGTCTGGCTGAATCGGTTGCTGATGGTATTCTTGATGAAGTTTCTGAAGGACTTGCGTCCACTCAGAAAGAGAAGCTCGCTTCACTTGCCGAAAGTGTAGAGTTTGAGAGTGAAGCACAATATCGTGGCAAAATGGAAACACTCAAGGAGTCGTATTTCAACTCCAAGAAAGAGTCTTCCACTGCTAAAACTGAAACCCTTTCTGAAGGTGTAGACAATTCTAGTTCTGATTCAGTATCAGATTCTATGGCTGCATACATGAGAACCTTGGGTTCTTTTAGCAACAAAAACTGAATTTAACATTAAATCAAACCGTAAACGTATTAGGTAACCGCAAATGTTCCAATCCGAGCATCTGCAGGAAAAGTGGGCACCTCTCCTCAATCATGAGGGTCTCGATAAAATCGATGACAATCACAAGAGAGCAGTGACCGCAGTCCTGTTAGAAAACCAAGAAAAGTTCCTTAGAGAACAACAAGCTTTTGCTTCTTCAGGTTCATTCCTGTCTGAGCAACCAAATGTAAATACTGATCCCTCCTCAACTGGCAATGCTGGTTTCTCGGGTTCAGGTGCATCACCTGTTGCAGGTTTCGACCCCGTTCTGATCTCATTGATCAGACGTTCAATGCCTAACCTGGTCGCATATGACCTCGCAG